CAACCACATGGTCCTCATCGATGAGGCGTGGCAAATCAAGCGGCATGTGTACGACGACTTCCTGGCCCCCACCATGTACGCCCGGCAACAGAAGCAGGCATGGCTAGTGTCCACAGCTGGCGAGTCCGAGTCTGACCTGCTCATCCACTACCGCGACCAGGCCATCGCCGGCGGCAATATCCTGATCCTGGAATGGTCAGCGCACCCCGACCACAACCCCCACGATGAGGCCACCTGGAGAGCCTGCACACCACATTGGGAGCCCCACACCCTCAAATACCTGATCGATCAGCACACCAACCTGGACATCGAAGCCTTCCAGCGCCAGTACCTCAACATGTGGGTCGAAAGAGCCGAACACTGGATACGCCCATTCAGCCAGTGGCACGACCTGCCCGTCACCCCAGACCCCATACCCGCCGGCCTGCCCTCATTCATAGCCCTCGAGGCTGACTTCGACGGTCTCCACCACGCCCTGATCCACATACACAAGACACCCGACGGGCAGCTACTCACCACCTACACCGAACACACCACCCTCGAGGACGCCATCGCTGACGCAGAACACCGCCGCCAGACCCCCAACACACACCTGACCATCACCCCCACCTACGGCAACCGCACCAGCAGCCCAGCAGACCGCATGGTCGGCGCCCGAGAAATGACCACAGCACAACAACACCTACAAGCAGCCATACGGGCCGGCACCCTCCATCACCCCCACCACCCCACCCTGACCACAGCAATCAAACGGTCACGCCTGAGCAAGACACAGCGCGGCTGGAGCCTGAGCGCCCCCCCAGGGGAGGGGGGTGTGCAGCTAGCCCGCGCCCTAGCGTTCGCCGTCGACAGTGCCACGCTCACAACCAAACCCGCAGCCGTAGTCATCACCAGACCACGCGCCAGCTAACACACACTCACAAGCAACGCATGAAAGCGTTTACATCACCATAGGGGCGTTTTTCGAGCCCCCTCCCCTACTCCCGCGCCCCCTCTGCCCCAAAAACCCCCAGGGGGCCCTCAGAAGGCCGGTGTGTCACTCTTGCGCCGGCAGGTGTAAGCGGTTACATTCAGACCGTGCCATTGTGGCCATTCAAGGCAGAGGCGTCAGTCAACCACGCGCAAAACCGCAGCTACCTGGACGGCCCGCAGCCATTCAGCGCTCACATCGCGCCGGTGCCGCCTTCCTGGCCTGACCAGGTGGGCCTGAGCCTTACCGCCGCGTTGCGTATCCCAGCGTTCAAGCGTGGGGTGACTCTCATTAGTGGCACGGTGGCGCAGCTGCCCCTGACGGTGTACCGGGATGGGCGCCTGTTGGGGCCGGAGGAAGTTAGCCTCGAGGTCAGTCAGCCTGAACGGTTCACCCCCTACCAGGTGACCATGCAGCGGACGGTTATGGACCTGATCGCTTACGGGCGGGCCTACTGGCGGGTCGTGGAAACGTCACCGCCTGACGACCTGGGCCGGGTGTGGCCGGTGAACGTGCAGCACATCCACGCCGGCGACGTCAGCGATGAGGGCATAGACGAGCCGACGGTGCGGTTGGTGGAGGACGGCGACGTGCGTAAGAGCAGCCGGAACGCCATCGGCACGCGCACCGGCGACGTGATCGAGTTCTATTCACCTGCCGGCGCGGTCCTCAGCAATTGCACAACCATCCTGAACGGCGCCCTGAGCCTGGAGATAGCAGTAGGGCAGTACGCCAACGCCCCCATGCCGAGCATGGCCCTGAAGAACGAGGGCGCTGACCTGCCCACAGATCAGGTGCACGCGCTCCTGGACAGCTGGGAGGAAGCCCGCCGCACTAGGGCCACCGCGTACTTGAGCGCCAGCGTGGAAGTGGAAACGTTCGGATGGTCGGCGCGTGAGCTGCAGATGGTGGAGGCGCGTAACGAGTCAGCGGTGCAGGTGGCCCGCGCACTGAACCTGGACCCGTACTGGGTCGGCGCCAGCCTTCCGGGCACGTCGACGACATACGCGAACAGGGTGGACATGCGAAGGGACTTGTTGGACCTGACCTGCGCGGTCTACATGAACACCATCGAGCAGCGCCTCACGATGCGCGACGTCACCCCCACTAAGTACCGCAACGTGGTGGAGTTCGACACCAGCAACTTCCTACGCCTGAACCTGCAGGACCGCGTGAACATCGTCACGCAGCTGCAGCCCCTAGGCATTCTCACCGATAAGCAGGCCCAAAGCCTGCTCGCGTTCAACCCATCAAATACAGCTGGAGGGATAGCATGACCGACCCCATCGAGCGCCGGCAGTTCACGCCGGAGTTTCGCGAGGTCAGCGACCGTGACAACGTGGTCGCGGAATTGCACGGGCGGGCGGTCCCCTACGGGGTCGACACCGACCTGGGTGGTATCCGTGAGCAGTTCGCCGCTGACGCCTTCGAAGCCGACAAGGTGGTGGGGACGCCGCTGGCGTACCGCCACGATGACGCGATCGGTCACATCACCGCAGCTGAAAACCGCGAGGATGGCCTGTATGTCACGGCCACCATCGCTGACACGACTCAGGGCCGCGACGTGGCGGCGCTACTACGCGCCGGCAGTATCAAAGGCCTGAGCGTCGGCTTCCTCCCCCTGCAGTCCCGATGGAATGAAGCCCGCGACGCAGTGACCCGCATTCAGGCGGGCCTGCGCGAGTTATCAGTCACCCCCTGGCCCGCTTACGCCACCGCAGGCGTAAGCACAATCCGAGAGGAGTCCCCCGTGGACAACGAAGTAACCCCCGAGGAGTCCACCGCAGCGGCTCCCAACATGGAGAACCTGGCCACCCGCGAGGAGCTCCGAGAGGTGCGCGACGAGATCGCCGCACTAACCATCACCGAACGGCAGGCCGCGCCTGTCAGCAACGAGACCGTGGCCGAAGCGTTCCACGCGTTTTACAATGACCGTGAGCGCTTCGACGTGGAATACCGCGAGGTCATGAACCGCGCCTGGGCCTCCACGATTCTGACCGGAACGGCCAGCGACAACGCACCCTTCCCCTCGTCAGTCTCAGCTGAGATCGACCGCAAGCGCCCCACATTCACCGCCATCGGCGCTGACCCGCTGGGCGCGACCGGCATGAAGTCCTACTGGATGACGCCGAACGTCCTCCCCGTGGTGGGCGTGCAGGCTACTGAGAAAACAGAGGTTGCCAGCGTGGCCGCCTCCGGTGCCCTGGTCGAGGCCCCCGTCATCACCCTGGCTGGCGGCGCCGACCTGTCCATGCAGTTCATCCAGCGCGCCGACGGCTGGACGTACTCAGACTGGCTGCGCGAGCTGGGCATTCAGTACGCACAGCTGACCAACGAGAAAGTGCTCGAGACTCTCGCCACCACCACTGCTGACGCAGTGACCCTGGCTGACGCCACCAGCGCCAGCGTGGGAGCCATGCTTGGCGAGGCAGCCTCCAGCATGGTCAAGGGCACCGCTGACACCCCCGATGTGATGGTGCTAGGACCCGACACCTACTTCCAGGTCGTAGCGGCAGCCGGTAACGGCTTCCCCCACGCCGGCGGCATCGTGGGCAACGGCAACGTGGTCTCAACCAGCATGACGCAGTTCGGTCTGCAGGTGGTCTGCGACAGCCTCATTGACGAGAGCGCCGGCACCCTGGGCTACGTCATCAACCGCCGCATGGTGGGTCTCCGTGAAGCCGGAACGTTCCGCATGAGCAACGACGTTGCCAGCAAGGTCGGTCGCGACGAGAGCATTTACGGCTACATGGCGAGCGCCCTGCTCAACGACGCGGGTGTTGTGCCCATTTCAGCCGCAGCGTCAGCCCGCAAGGCGTCCTAACACAACGCGACTGCCCCCCGGTCCACAGCCTCGGGCCGGGGGGCCTACCCCCAGGAGGACAACGTGGCCCTAGTAACAGGTGATGACCTGGCAACTGCCCTGGGCTACCCAACCCCGAACGTGGACCCCAGCATTGACGCCTGCGCTACCGCCGCGGAAGAAGTGCTGACACCACTGCTCGCCTCCCCTACCCCTGAGAACGACGCCACCAGGCACGCCGCGCTAGTCGTCGCGGTCGACGTGTGGCAGTCCCGCACCGCCGCGGGCGGGCAACCCGTAGGCCTGGACTTTCAGCCCGGCCCCTACCAAATGGGCAGAAGCCTCACCACCCGCGTAGCAGGCCTCATAGCCTCCTACCGCGACACAGGAGCGCTGGCCCAGTGAACGCACTCGCCACCACCTGCCGCGAAGAGCTGGCGCAGGTCCTCAACCAACTGGAAGGCGTGCAGGCGTTCCCCATCACCCCGCCCGTGCCGCCCGTGCCAGGCGTAGTGATCCACCCCGACGACCCGTACCTGGACGTTGATCGCCTAGGCACCCGCCTGACCTACACCGTCAACCTGACCGTAACGGTCGTCACCCCCGCAACCGATATGACCAGCAGCATCAAAACCGCCGAGGGCGTCGTGGATCAGGTGCTAGGGCAGCTGCCCAGTGGCTTTCTGGTCAACCGCGTGAACGCCCCGCAGCTGACAGACCTAGGCGCCCAAGGAAGCGCCTACACAACCGACATCGCCGTCGCGGCGCATGTCACGACCCCCTCTGGAGGAAAATAATGGCCAGCATAATCACAGGGTCGGACTGCACCCTGACTATCGACAGCGTTGACTACTCCTGCACCATCAACGCGTACACCCTGTCTTTCGACACCAGCGCCGCCGAGTACCAAACCCTGTGCGGCCCCGTAGCCGGTAAGGGCACCGAGACAGGCACCCTGGACGTTACCGCCGCGTTCGACGCCGGCGAGGACACCAGCCTGTTCGACGCGCTATGGGCGGCAGCTGACAGCGGCGCCAACATCACCTACGCCGCCAGCCTGGGCACCACCACATTCACAGGGCAGGCAGTACCGGCGCGGCCCGACGTCAACGCCACCGCCGGCGAGGTAAGTGAGTTCTCCTCGAGCATGGCCCTGAACGGCATTCCCACCAAAACAACCGCGTAACACACACACCCGGGAGGCTGACCGTGAAGTTACAAATCACCATCACAACCGAACATGACGTAACCCCCTACGAGATACGCATCGGGGACTGGATCGCCTGGGAGGAATGGAGTGGCGCCACGCAAGCCGAGTTCGCTGATCGCGTCAGGCTGGCCGACATGGCGTACCTGGCGTGGAGCGCTGCGCGCCGCACCAACCCCAGCACACCCGACGACCCGCAGGCGTTCGCTGACACCATTCTCGACTGGGACTTCCAGGTTGACGGTGACGCGGACCCTACCCCGCCGGGAGTGTGACGATGGCCGCCATGCAGGTCGCCATCGCCTCCCGGCAGCCGTACAGCGAAGTGCGCTCCTGGTCGGTGCGGGAGCTCGCGACAGCGGTGGCGGTGCTTAGTGCCTAGGACCAGCGTCGTCAGGGTGGAGGGGATCAACCGCCTGCTGCGCGCATTCAACAAGTTCGGCAAGGAAGCCAACGCCGAGCTGAAATCGGAAGCGCAGCAGGTGGCCGACCGGATCATGGTGCCGGCCTACCAGAGTCGCGCCCGCGCCGTCCCCACCTGGGGCAGCTTCCTCGCCCAAGACATACGCAGCAAGAAGGACCGCATACCGGCGGTCAACATCGGCTACAAAACGCCGCGCCTGTCCGGCGGCGCTAACCCCCTCATGCTGCGTTACCCCACCTACAGCGGGCAGCAGCGCGCCAGCGCCGCCCCGTTCCAACAGACGATGTGGATCAAGAAGGCGGGCCGCGACTACAAGCCTCAGGCCATGGAGGCCTACGCCGACGCAGTGGAGCGCGTCGTGCGTAAGTGGAACAGGGGGCCCTAATGCCACCTAACGGCAGAACGCTGACGGTGTACCTGGCCGCCGACACCAAGAAAGCGCAGCAGCAACTAAGCGGCTTCCAAAAGACAATGAAAACGCTGGGCAAGGTCGGTGCGGTGGCAGCTGCAGCAGGCGTGGCAGTGCTGACCAAGAAGTTGGTGGACCTGGGCCGGGAAAGCGTGGACCTGGCCAGCAGCCTCGAGGAAGTCAATAACAAAATCAACGCAGTGTTCGGCTCGGAATCGGCGCGTGAGCTGGACGCCTGGGCGAAGGGCGCAGCCGACGCGTTCAACCTGAGCGAAGTAGCGGCGAAGAAAGCAGCCGCCGACTACGCCGTGTTCGGTAAGGAGGCCGGCCTTGCCGGCTCAGACCTAACCGAGTTCAGCCGCAACCTCGTTGAGCTGGCTGCCGATATGAGCTCATTCAACGACATCGGAATGGACCGCAGCCTCGACGCTATCCGCAGCGCCCTCGCCGGCTCCAGCGAGCCCATGCTGGCGCTAGGCGTGAACACGCAGGTCGCCGCCCTGAAAGCGCAGGCGCTCAAGGACGGCCTGCTTGAAGAAGGCGAAGCCATTGACGCCACCAACAAAACCCTCCTGGTCTACAACCAGCTAATGAAGAAAACCGTTGACCAGCAGGGCGACGTTGAGCGCAGCGCCGGCAGCCTGGTCTACGCGCAGAACAACCTGGCGGCAAAAACCGAGAACCTGAAAACAGAGATCGGCACAGCGTTACTGCCCGCCCTGACCACCCTGGCCACCGTGTTCGCTGACGACGTGCTGCCGATGCTGCAGGAGTTCTGGGAGGAAATAGACGAGGACGTAATGGCCGCGGTGACGCAGTTCAGTAATTGGCTCAAAGGTGAGGGCAGACAAGCGCTGCAAAAGTTCCTTGCCGGCCTGCAGGACGACCTGCTGCCAGCCATGCGTGAGGCCGCCGGGTACATCAGCGAAACGATGGGCATTTACAACGACTTCGCCAACAGCCTGAACGCAATAGCAGTAGCGCTGGGCGCCGGCAACGAGGGCGGCACCGTCCCCTGGATGACGCGCCTGGTCCAGGTCATTATCAAATTGGACGAGGTGCTAAACCCTGTGCGCAAAATCCTGCCAGTGTTCA